GTTACCTTGTTCATCTTTTTGCTCCTTCTTTTCTAGCAGGTTAGAGATTTCCTGAAGCATGTACTGATATGTACGTGCCTGTCCTAACATATACTGGTATTTCTCCATGTTGTCAACACCACCACTAATCATGGAGTCTCCAACACGTTGAAGATTGTCTCTTATTAATTTTTGTAATTTAGCAACGATAACTAATGGATCCACTAGCAATCCCACTTTCTTAATGCTTTATTTATTCTTGAATCTGGATTTCTAGCTGTTTTAGCTGATGTTAATTTCTTTTTCATTCCGCCCATACGCGCGCAGAATGATTTACGTCTTCCACTTGTTTTAGATTTAGTAGGAGCTTTTAAAGTGCCTCCTGTTTGAGCTTTATAACTTGCTCTTCCTTTTTTGTTTAAGCCACCAGAAGGACTTTTACCTTCTTTTCTTTGCCAAGCGGCAGTGCCACCTTTAGCCATATAGGCTCTTCCATATCCTCGTAAAGCTGCTCCTGCCATTAAATCATTCCTTTGTAATATTTTTCATACGATGGATTTGATAGTTTAACTCCACCATATTCACTTTTAATAGAACTTCCAACATAACCACCAGAATTGTAATTTAATCTCTTTTTTTTCTTAATAAGATTTTTTCCACCTCGGCCTATGCCAACAGTCTTACCACCTTTAACTCCAATCATTGAAAACATTATGCTTGACTCTTTTTAATTGCAGCTTCAGTAGGTGCACCTTTAGCGCCTTTAGCACGCATCTTTTCGCCACGTTTTCTTTTTTGTGCAATGTTGTACCAAAGACCTTTTTTAGCAACCTTACCTTCTTTAGTTACGTGTGTGCCTTTACTATAACCTTTCCTAATCATACCACCGCCCATTGCTTTTTTTCTTTTTAACGCTTTAAAATCTTCGCCAGTTATTTTATCAAAAGGTTTAGCAGCGCTTGCTATCTTTTTTTGTCCACCAACTATTTTTCCGTCTTTATAAAAACTTCTTACCATTTTTCTTCTCCTTAATATGTTTTTTAATAATTTTAGATTGTCTTTTGTGTAACTTAGAAGCTTTGTCTAAAGCTTTTGCTACTTTTTTTAGTCTTTTCATTATTTTATATCCTTCATTTTTTTCATGGCTTTCTTAATTCCTTCTTTGTAATTAAAACTTGCGGCTTTAACACGAGCTGCGGAAGCTTTATTTTTCCATTCTGAAATAGATTTAGCTCCTGTTTTTGTATAAGGCTTGATAAATGCTTTACCTACTGATAACCAACCCATTATTTTTTACCTCCATTACGGAATATCTGTGTACCCTTTATACCAAAAATACTAGCAACTACAAGTATCCATAAGTTAGTAAACCAAGATGGTAAAGATTGAAAGTATTCAAAGAATAACTTAACCTTTTCCATAGCTGCCGGATCGTCCGACATTACTGCCCACATAAGCACTATGATGGGCGCCGAAATAATCACAAGAACGAATTCATCTTTATAGTCGTTTTGACGGGCTTCTAAAAGTTTGCCCTGGTAAGCTTCCTCACCTCGAGCTTGTCGCTCAGCATGTAAAAGCTGTGCATCAGACATAGCAACTTTTGCTCTTTGTCTGTTTGAATATATTTTAGCTCCTGCTTGAAGAGCCATTTTTGCTAATCCGAACCAAGCCATATTAGTACCAAGTTACAGGCTTCTGGGGTCTAGCAGCTCTTGTTCCTTTAACAGGATTTGTATCTTTTTCATCCTTGTTAACTGGAGCAGGCTTGTTGTTTTTATTTGCATCCGGTGTAGCTATAGTTTTAGCTTTTCCTGCTGTCGGTGCATATCCTAGTCCTTTTGTCATTGTTGTCCTCCTTTAGGTTTCATTCCGGCAAGTTTCATTCTATTTTCATTTGCCATTTCTTGTTTCTCAATAGAAGTGTCAG